GTCCTAAGACTTAATGAAGGGGCAACATACAGGGAAACAATGTTGCTGGCTGATTCACTTAAAAATTTACAGTCTGCAAAGGGCAATGTACTTTGGGAGGTGGGAGACGGAGTTACCAGGGAAACCATGTCTTCTCATGGCTACAGGGTTCCTGATATAGGACCGGTGTTCACAGGTAGACCGTATCGTGTCCTTGTATCGGATGAACAGGGGAAGGTCACAAGTAAGTCCATGAAAGGCGAACCCCTGGCTGTACCTAATAAGATGGCTGATATATTTGAGAGCGTTTATGGACCTCCTCCTACTTTAAGCGTACAGGGGTTCGATATTCTGCCATATATAAGTAAGCCCATAGATTTTTCAAAGCGTATGCTGTTGGCCGGATCAGGATTTCAGCATTGGGATATGGCAATACTTCGGGCTCTTCCTGCTGCACTTAGCCCTATAGGTCTGGCTGGTGGAGCATATCCTTTAGCAGGGCCGATACGCTACGCCTCTCTTTTGACCAGGTATGTACGGGGTATTGGGAGTACAAAGGCAAGGGATGCATTAAAGCAGCGTATGTTGAGCGACACACCTCTCTACAAGGATTCTGATATCTCCTTTCGCATGATAGGTAATCACGGCTGGGAAAGAGGCGGGGACCCCACAATTCTGAGAAGAAATGTAATAGATCATCTAGAAGAGGTGGCACAGATAGGTCCTCCGGGAAAACGTAAGCTGGCAGCGGACAGGGTCGCCGGTGCTGTGCGGTGGTGGGAAGGCGGCCTGTTTGATGTGATGTATGCTGAAACCCAGATGTTTATGCTGGAAAATGTCATTGTCCCAGGATTACGTAGGCAACATCCCTCATGGACCTCACAGGAACTCGCGCTGGCTTCGGCGGATTTGGTTAATGTGTTCACCTCAGCACTTAATACCAGCCAGACATTTTTGACATCTTCCGCATCGAAAGAATTGGCCCGTCTTATGGTATTCAGCCCTGCCGAGACGGAATCATGGTTTCTTATGGCTATCCGCCCCTTCGTAGGGGAAAACAAACTCATGTACGCAAACCAGTGGATCGGCATATTTACTATGCTTAGCGCTGTTGGTAATGCCATGAATATGGTTTCCACCGGCCGCCCGTTGCCATTAACTGCGTATAATCCGATCTCTATTGGGGAGCACGATACGTTTTGGCCGGGAGGCATTAAGTACAACAATCGCTTTTTTGCGCCGCAACTTCCCTGGAAAGGTGCTAACGGACAACCTTTGTATTTGGATTTGATAGGGCAGGCAGATAATGTGCTTCGCCTTGTGCTCGATCCACCTGACGCTGGATTATCCCGAATGACTGTAATCCCACGGGAGATCTACAATCAGCTCAAGGGCGAAAGTTTTCATAAGGAACCCCTTGGAGGTCCTGCGACCAGGGCTGTCCATGCTGCTACCTCTGCTGCTCCGATGGGAGTGGGAAATGTTCTACAGTCGTTACAGTCCCGCAATGAGTCATTCAGCCGTATTATTTTGCAGGGAGAGCAGGGTTTGGACCCTATCAGTTATGGCCTACAGGCTATTACTGGTCTCAATGTGGGTTCTGCTAACGCTACTGAGATCCGTGCAATACTGGCAGAGGAGTCGAACTTTGCTTCATGGAGGGAGATGGGAAAGAATGACAGGACGAAGGCCCTGGCTGAGCATCCTGGGCTGGCACGGGAATTAGAGCAGCGTACAGAAACCGCAGCGAGGAGAGGCACTCCGGCGGGCGTTATGTCTCAGGCGATTGTAGATAACAGGAAGATCAGGCGTAAAGTGGAGGATAGTTTACACGACCAGTTGTTCAATGGAACTATGACCTTTCGAGAAGCCTATAATACCTGGAATGCGGAAAAGAAGAAGGAAATCATAAAGAACCGTGTCAGATTCCAAGTGTATGAGAAGACAGTCTCGCCTCGAAAAGCAAAAGGGCCTAATGAAAAGGCACGAGAACAGTTTTATGGACTCTTCGACGATCCTGAAATATATGAAAGAAACGATTTAGAGACAGGTATTGTGGACTGGGATATTCTGGACAAAAAAATCAGGGAATTAAAGGCAGGCTGGACACCGGAACAGATTCTTCATATTGAAGAGAACACGGGAGGGTCCTCGACTAATCCATATTTCAGACGCGTTGAGGAGCTCAAGAAAAAGTATGGCTATTACTTTGATCTGGAAAGGGTGGCATTTGAGAGCGCCGGTCTGGGGGAGGAATATAAGAAGTGGAAAAATACCCTCTTCTCAAAAACTTATAAGCGCAACACCGTTGGTGTGGCAGAAGCTGCAGCGATAGCGAGCGAATTCAAAAGGAATGAGAGAGAGTCTAAACCTGAACTGCTTCTTATGCTTGTATATATGGGAAGGGTAGACCCGGAGACCTATATTGAGTTGCAGAAACAAGTAGGATATACAGGAAAGCGAGGCGTGCCACTGTCTGCACCATGATATAGGGATATCAAGATATTGACATATTCTAGGTATATTTGGTAGCCTTGCCTTGATGGTGCGATCTTTTTACGGGTGACTCCGACAGGTAGCCCCAGAAAGTAGAGGAAATCGCATGACAACAGAGAACGGCCTTCCAGGGATGAATAACCCTGGTTCCGTTGAAGCAGCAGTCTCCTCCTCGGAGGGACGGGTTAACGGTGTTGATGCGGCACCTGCAACGCAGACACCCGCACCACAGGCCGAACCCGAACCCCTGTCCGACCTCGAGGCGCTCCAGAAACAGGTAGCCGAACTCCAGGCGACTAACGCTAAGCAAGAGCAGCAGATCAAGACGATGGACGGGAGGTACAGGCGACTCCAGACGGATACTACCAAGATGGATGATGTTGCAGACGGTATAGGCATGTTGACCGATCTGGTCAAGGTGCAAATCCGCCACCAAGATCATCCTGACGAGAGTGCCTTTACGGAGGATCTGCAAAGACTCGAAACCGAGACACAGCAACGCCGCTCGACTGACTCCTTTGCCAGGGCTATAGGCAGTATGACCGATGAGATCATGGCTGGAGTACAGGAGGCCGGGCTCAACCTGGAAACCTCGGAGGAGCTTGGGGAATTTCGCGATAAGTGGTCACAGGCTTACCAGAACAAGGATATGGCAGGAATATACGAGGCGTATGCCCTGTATAGTCAGGTCCTTCGACAATATGAGCGTACAATGCGAAGACAGGTGGAGGAGCAGGCTGAAAGCCAGGCAGTGGAAAGGGTCAGAAAGGCCCTCGAAGACGCCGGTATAAACGACCTGGATTCCGGGTCGGGGGCTCCCTCTTCTATGACTAACAGTACTCTCATGGGCAGGCTTGGAAACCCTAACGTTAGCGTGACGAGAGAAGAAATACTTAAAGGCGCTGAAATGATGCGAAATCAGGGACGGCGCTTCTAGTCTTAGGAGGAGAGAGAAATGGCAGCAGGAAATACTATTACTGATTCTCTTGCCGACAGTATACCGACTATGATAGCTGCGGCAAGGATAGTTAGAGAGTTCGCGGGTGTCATGCCCAACCTGGTAGACCGCCAGCGACTCGATGAGAACACGGGCACTGTCTGGAACGAGGTTTCGATGGCAAAGCTGACAGCTCAGGCTGTCACCGAGTCCACGGAGCTGGACAACCCACAACAGATGAGCGACACGCTCCTCTCGATCACCCCGACCGTGATAGGTGTTCATACCGTGATCCTGGACAGGGTGGCAATCAGGATCAGCGCAAATGCCTTTGCCCAGACGGGCTCACTGGCACAGAATGCGATAGAGCGGAAGAAAGACCAGGACGGTCTCACGGCTATTGACGGTGCGTCAGTCGAGCTCGGTGGGGATGGTCAAGGTCTTGACACGAGTGATATCAGTTCAGCCGCTTACCAAATTACATCCAACACGACTGAGCCTGCACCGTCGACAGCGCCGCTATTCGGTGTGTTCCACGGCTTCCAGCTTGCTGACATCGACTTCCAGTTGACCAACCCTGGTATCTCCGTTGTTTCCAGCGATACTATTGTAGAAACACAGGGGGGTGCCCCTCTCACGGTTGGCATTTCGGCAGACGCTTTCCAGAACCGTTATCGGGGAACGATTGCCGGAGCAAGGCTTTTTGAGGATGGCAACCTGTCGATTGACAGCGGGAATGATGCCAAGGGTGGTGTCTTTAGCCAGATGGGTTTGATCTTAGTGGAGGGCAGAAGCCCCTATGTCGAGACCAAGCGTATGCCTGAACTCGGCGGCGGTGCAACCGCGCTCTACCATTATGACGAGTACGCCTACGGAGAAAGGTCTTCGGGGAACTGGGTTATTGAGGTTCAATCAGACGCTACGGCTCCCGCTGGATAATTAACTTATTAACAAATGTAATCTTTTTATTTGAGGAGGATTAAAAATGCCAAGGGGAAATTTTGGAGAAATTAGAGCTTTCAACGACTTCACCGGTTCTTACGAGGATGTAACTTGGGCATCAACATCAGTTGATTTGGGTGGTGGCTGGGGAATGGTGTCTGAAAACGAAGGCACCCTTAACCAGATAGTTGATGAACCCGGAGGGATACTAGAGTTCCTCACGGACACCGGCGACAACGACAACGTGGCGCTGTATGCGGGGCCTTTCAAGCCCTCTGACGGGGGTGTTGTCATGGAAGCAAGGTTCAAGGTAGCTGATGACCTCAATGTAGCTTTCTTTGCAGGCTTTACGGAGACCCTTGCTATGGGCACACCCGTTATGCCTGCCGAATATGCAACTCTGACTATGGCTATCAACGGATCGGGCGGAGTCGCAGGATTGCAGTATGACCTGGACGGAAATGCCCCAGACGTATTCCGACCTGCATCAGGTGACGGAGGTGCTGTCACAGGCACAAACAAGAACGGCACGGCTATAACAGCTACCACGACAACCTCATCGGGTCAAACAGTCACTCTTGACAAGTTTGTGGTAGCCAGGGTAGAGATTAGCCCAAGTGGTCGAATTGAGTATTTACTGGCTGCTGACAAAGAGTTGACACTGGTTGAGTCCATCACTGGGGCAATCACTGCGTCAGACGTATTCTATGCAGTGCTGATGTGCGAAAACCGGGCAGCAGCAGCCCACAACTTCCAGGTTGACTACGTGTACGCACGGGGCTTCCGGGACTGGACTGCTTAGGAGTAACAGGTGGCAGCAATTATTGAGCTGTCCACAACAGATATATGGAGTCATGAGCCGTGTTGGTATCTCGCAGAGTTTAACCGACCGGCTCCTGATTCTAAAGGTGTGCGCCGCTACCAGGTAATTACGGTGATACGGAATGATCGAAGGGTCAAGCTGAACCGTGACATCGGCGACGCCCGTCTGTTTGGGGAGGAATTTCAGTTAATATGCGGAGTGCCAGACGGAAAGGGCGGAGGAGAAGCCCTGTACACGGTAGAGGAGGCACTCCAGTTGGCAAGGGACATGAACAACATGCCCCCGCCGAAAACGGAGGTGCGTCCGAAGAACTGGAACAAGATCTTCTGGGACAACATCGAGGAACGGAACTTATGGAAGAGGGGTTCGAGCACCTTCGGCCCCATGTTCAGGAAGCAGAGGAATACATAATGGCACAGGATAACGTAGCTGTAGAGGAAATGCTCAGGGATGCTGAAGATGCTGAGGAGCCAGGGGACATGAAAGCAGGTGCGGTTTTAAGCCGGACTGCGGAGATGACCATGACTACGGTAGAGCTTCAGACTGCGGGATGGGTGTATGTTTACGATACCCAGACGGGTAACCGTTCTGTGATAAACCGGAACATGCTGCCACAGCAACTTGAGAAGAGACGTTCTAACGGCACTTATGTCTTCTCGACGCGAAAACCTGAAGGAGTTACGCCTGTGAAAGGCACCCTCAAATGTTTTCTTCATGAGGATGATCCCAACAGGGAGAACCATGATCGTATGGGATTCGTTCGCTGCACCAAGTCGAACTTTATATCAGAACTCGATAGGTCGCGGCATATGCGAACCCGCCACCCAAGGGCTCATGCCACGCTTGAAAACGAGAGGGTTCGTGAGGAACGGGCAGAGGAGAGACTGGAGCGGAGGGCCCTTACGGAGAGCATTAAGGCAATGGCCGAAAGCAACAGTAGAGGTAAGAGCAATGCCTAGTTATAACTTTTCACCGATAGCAGACAGTCTGTATGTGCAGGATGTGAGTGACACTGCCGCAGGGATCGGTTCTGGCAACATTCCAAGCAGTGCCCGTTATGCCGAGGGCCATGTGCGTCTGGCAAGTCTCTCTGAGACACGGGACGGAACGACTCCGACCGCAACGAAAGGCACTGAATGGGATGTAGAGGACACGATTATACTGCGAAGTCGATACGAGATCGTTAATTTCAGTGCAGTAGAGAAGACATCCACCAACGCATCTATAGACTGGACATTCTACAACCGAGCCCCCAATTAGACCGCCAGGAGCGTAAGTATGGCAACAGGTACATTTTTACCACAGGGGATACGAAAGCCGCTTGGGATTGCCAGCGGCGGTACTGACAACTATGTGATGACGGCTACGGGCAGTGAGACCATCCAGGGCGAGGCCAACCTAACCTTCGATGGCTCTACCCTGACTGTGACGGGGGCAATTGGGGTAGCCTCCACCAATAAAATAACATTTGGTGATGCTGCCTCGTTCATACATCAATCAGCAGATGGAACATTGACCATTGATGGCGAGGCAATAATTGACCTTAATGCCAGCACAAGGGTAGATGTGTCAGGAGACATAAAGGTTGGAGGAGAGGTCCAGACCGCAGCTATTGGCTTCACTGATGGTGACAATGCCATCACTATAGCTGATGGTGGTGGGATTACCGCAGCAGCGGGCATTACGTCTACCGCAGCAGCTAATGCATTTGGCGCTACCACTTTTGCCAATGGCACTGGCGTGGTTATAGGACACACCGGGAAGGAAACGATTTCCACTGGTGACGGA